AGAACGTAATAGCAGATCATACTATAAAGAAAATAAATACTTTGTAAACGACGATCAGATATTTTTGTACAAACGTGATAAAGAGTGGATATGTCCACGAGGTTATTGTTTTGTACAACCTATTAAAGACAACAGTAAGCTAAGTGTTGATGTTGAAAAACCTTTAATTGGTATCGTAAAACATACTGACGGTAAAGCAGAGCTAAATTCTCTTATAGGTTTTAGACCTAATATAGAGTGCGAGTTCGTTATTGATGGCAAAAGGTTATACCGAATACCATCTCAATTTATTACAATTAAATATGAATATCAAGGAGACGAAGAAGAACATAATCCAAGCTGGGCATAGAGCGGTTGAAGAGTTGATCAAGGTAGCTAAAGAGGCTATTGTTGATTCAGATGATGATATATCAGCTGACAGACTCAAGAACGCCGCTGCTACAAAGAAGCTTGCGATCTTTGATGCCTTTGAGATATTAAACAGAATCCAAGAAGAAGAAAATCTTTTAGAAGGTAAAGCACCTGAAGAAGAGAAGAAGAGAGTGTTTAAGGGTTTTGCTGAGGGTAGATCTAAATAATGTACGAGCAGACTTTATATAAGATAATAGAACCTATCAAGAAAACTACTCTTACTAGACTTAACAGAGGTAAGAAGTGGAAGTATGGTTATAATAAAGAACACGATTTAGTAGTTCTTTCGCATAACGGGGTTATAGGTGATATATATGAAATACAGGGTTTTAAGATAGCTTTACCTAAAGCACCTAAAAACGTGTTTAAGCACGAGAAGAACAAGTGGGTAAAAGCAGAATATCCTAAAGAATTATCTCGTATTAAAAATATATTCGACTGGAGAAATTATCCAGACGAGCAAAAAGAAAAGTGGCATGACTATATTGACGAAGAATTCAAGCGTAGAGAAGAAGGATTCTGGTTTACTAACAATGGAGTGCCAACTTGGATAACAGGTACGCATTATATGTATCTGCAATGGAGCAAAATTGACGTTGGAGCTCCAGACTTTAGAGAGGCAAACAGACTATTTTATATATTTTGGGAAGCCTGTAAAGCTGATAAGAGATGCTATGGGATGTGCTACCTTAAAAACCGTCGTTCAGGTTTCTC